TTGCGCGCGCGTAGCTGACACGATGCTGAATTTCTACCTGGGACGCCATCACTTACTAACCCCTGGTTCGTGCGGGTAGTCGAGACCCATCGCGCCAGCGAATCGCTGAAGCAGTTCGATGTCTTCTCTGGAGCGATACGGCGAACCGTGCAAATGAGCGAGAAAATCAACTACCGCGTCCGATATTGCGCGACCTTCAAAGCTGAGCTGGACCGTGGTTTGATGCACGTCGTCCCAGTTGTCGTGGGCTGTTAGTTGCTGTTTATTTAGTGACAGCCTGGGAATGTTGGTGAAAGTGTGAACGTGTTGCGTGTGGTCGAAATAGTTCATGGGTGAAACTGGATTTTCTGGAAAGTTGGACGAATCAGGCTTCTGTGTAACCGTCGAACCATTCGCCATCTTTGCGAGTGTTTGGGTCTTTGCAGTGCGCTTGAGCCTGTTCGAGAGTTAAGCCTCGTTTGACTGTGCGGTTGCATCGGCCAGTGTGTGGGGCGTAGAACCGAACGATGTTGTAAGTGTGAGCCATGGATGGGCTGCCTGTATTGGACCCCCACAATGTAGCACATATAAACCCTTACGTGTCAAGCCTGGAACGTCTAGCGGCCCGCTGTGTTGCGGTTAGTATTAGTAAAGGTTTTCTATTTGCAGCCCGTGGCTGATAACAGCACCGAAGAGAAGAAGACCAGCGTTGGAGACGATGAGTCGAAGCGGTGGCGCAAGGGACGCGGCGCAGCGCACAAAGTAGAAGAACGCGCGCAGGTGTGTTACGGCTACATCCTGGAAGGCGGTACGAGACATCAGATCGCTGAAAAAGTGTCTTTAAGGTTCAATGTCTCTATGCGCACTGCACACGATGACTACAAGCGCGCAATGGAGCTGCTCAGGCAGGAACAAAACGGCACGCGTGAAGAATTGTTGAACCAACTGCAGGCTTTACGGCTTGCGACGGTACAGAAGGCACTGAAGCGCGGCCACTTCCAGACCGTTGCCACACTGCTAGGCGACATGGGCCGTGTTATCGGCGAGGCAGCACCGGAGCAGTTAGCACTACAAGTCCCCACCCTCGACATTAAGATCGAAGGCAGGGAAGAAGCGGGCTAATTGTTAGAAACTCAGCGCCCCCAAACTAACACTTTGCAGTAGTTATAATTACTATTTTTTGCCATGCACTTAGCGTAGGCTAATTCTTCCTGAGCGTGGAAATGTTTACCAACAAAAATAGTACAAATACCAAGCAAAATTAGGCAAACGGGAAAATACTTCGAAGACATAACTTTGGGTGAGTTAGTGTTAGCAACTGTCTGTGTTGCTAAGTATATTATAACCTTCCCCAGCTGCTGTGCTAGTTTCTTTGTGCCACTACCTCAGCTGTCACACACACTCCCAAAATTCTTGTTTTCTGAAAAATTTTTCGGGTTTTCGAAGTTTTTGGGGCTGTGTGCCAGTTGCACCGACTGGCACAGGGGGCAGGGTTGCAAAACCGCGCGTATATATGGCTGTATCGGGGGACTTACTGATACATCTCGAACTATTTGATTGTAGTACACCCACCCGGGGGTAGGGGTTGAAAAACCAGTTAATGTATTACCTATGGCCGTACAAAATGCACCCCCACTTAGTCTTCGCTGGGCACAGGGGCAAGTATTCACCGACGAACACCGATTCCGCGTTCTCGTTGCGGGCCGCCGCTTCGGAAAGTCATACCTTTCCTGCGTCGAACTTCTGCGTGGAGCGATAAACAACCCCGGCGAAACCTTCTTTTACTGCGCCCCCACCTACCGGATGGCGAAGGACATTGCCTGGAAAGTGCTCAAAAAACTTGTTCCCAGACCCTGGATCAAAACTAAAAACGAAACCGATCTGAAATTAGAGCTAGTCAACGGCTCAACCATCGAATTAAAAGGCACAGAAAACGCAATGGCCCTTCGTGGCCGCAGTTTGTCCGGCGTTGTACTCGACGAAGCCGCATTCATGGACGCCGAGGTCTGGTTCGAGGTCATTCGCCCCGCCCTCGCCGACAAACAAGGCTGGGCATTATTCATATCTACCCCGGATGGAACGGCCAGCTGGTTTTATGACCTTTGGTGCTACTGCGAAGATGACCCAACCAACGAATGGAGGCGTTGGTGTTACACCACCATCGAAGGCGGGAACGTCCCGGCCGATGAAGTTGAAGCAGCCCGCGCTCAACTCGACCCACGAACATTTCGACAGGAATTTGAAGCATCGTTTGAAAACCTAACTGGCCTCGTAGCCATCAGTTTTTCCGACGACAACATCTCTACCGACGCCAAAGACATATCCATCCAACCTCTTCTCCTGGGCGTGGACTTCAACGTGGACCCAATGAGCGGAATCTGCGCCGTAAAAGACGCCGACACCCTCTACGTCTTTGACGAAATAACGCTTACAGGAGGCGCAACCACCTGGGACTTTGCCGAAGAAGTAACTCGCCGCTACGGCATAGACCGCCGCGTAATTGCCTGCCCCGACCCCACGGGCGGCGCCCGCAAAACCAGCGGCGTCGGCGTCACCGACCACGCAATTCTTCGCCGTAGCGGTTTTACCGTCCAATCCCCCCGCTCCCCCTGGAAGATCCGCGACAAAATCACCGCCGTAAACACCGGCCTCATGGATGCCTCCGGAGCGCGCCGGGTAAAAATCCACCCCCGCTGCAAAGAACTAATCAAATCCCTCCGCACCCTGACCTACACCCCTGGAACGGGTCTACCTAACAAAAATCTGGGTGTAGACCACGCATTTGACGCTTTCGGCTACCTTGTGCTTCAGCAGTTCAACTTGGCCAAGCCCGAGGCCATGGGAACTACGACATACCGCCTGTACTAAGGATGTTTCGTCCGTTAAACGCGCCGCTCTGCCCCAAATGTGGATCAAATGAAACCCGCGTCCTCGGAAAATACACAACACAAGAGAACGATTCAGTACGAGACCGCATTTGCCGCGACTGCAACCACCGCTGGAGAACACTTCAATCGCCAGAAGAGGTACTAGATCCCTCAATCCTCGTAAAATTTGCCCGCTGGGGCTCACCTCAAGGAAGTAGGCGTCAAGTCACGTTGGAATACGCATCCAAAGGCCGCTAAACTAAGGACAGCTACCCATCTGTTCGCCATGCCCAAAGGTGCTGGAACCTACGGTACGCAAAAAGGCCGTCCACCCAAGAAGAAAAAGGGAATGAAGAAGGGCAGCAAGAAAATGCGGTGTAGCTGTGGCCAGTGAAAACGTTCCAACCAACAAGGCGCTTTACAGCCGTGTAAAAGCGGAAGCCAAGCGTAAGTTCGCGGTTTATCCAAGCGCGTATGCAAATGCGTGGCTGGTACGCGAATATAAAAAGCGTGGTGGCACTTACCGGAAAGCAACCAGTGGCGGAACGAAAAAAGGCACGAAAACCCGCAAAACCAAAAAAGCCAAGTAAGTCACGCGGCGGACTTGGCCGATGGTTTGATGAAAAGTGGGTCGATATAAAGACCGGGAAACCTTGTGGTCGTTCTAAGGGTGAGGATCGTGCTTATCCAGCGTGCCGACCATCAAAACGAGTATCGGACAAGACGCCAAAAACGACTAAAGAGATGTCTTCTGCAGAAAAAGCCCGATTTAAGCGCGAAAAAACCGGCTCAAAGAAGATAGGCTATCAACATAAGCGTCGTAAGCCTGGGGCTAAAAAGTAATGGCCGAAAAGAAAAAACGCAAGAAAGGACCAAATCTTAGTGTTGGCAGAGGCGAAAAACGTCCTGTTAGCAAGGGCGCTGGGCTAACCGCCAAAGGCCGAGCTAAGTACAATCGCGAAACCGGTTCTAATTTAAAACCACCAGTAACTGGCAAGCCAAAGAATAAAAAAGAGGCTGCACGTAAGAAGTCTTTTTGCGCGAGAAGTAAGAGCTGGACAGGCGAACGAGGCAAGGCTGCTCGTCGTCGCTGGGGTTGCAACAACTAATCAACGGTTAAAATGAAGACATGACTTACTCCGTTCCAGGGCTCGTCAGGACCCATCTGGTCAGCAGCTCCTATATGGGGAGTGTTGACAGTCCATTTGTCCGTACGCGAGCAGTAATCGACCAGATGAAAGGCTGGGAGATTATGAAAGCAGTGGTATCCGGAACAGAATATCTTCGGGAAAACAGCGAAACATTTTTACCGTTAGAGCCCCGTGAGGACTACTCAGCTTATTTAGCGCGTGTAAACCGTGCTGTATTTACGCCTTATACGCAGCGTCTGATACGAGCAGCGGCTGGTTTAATTTTGCGTAAACCGATCAGTGTCACTGGTGCGCCGTACTGGACCGAAGTTTTTAACAAGGATGTTGACGGTTGCGGTTCTGATTTGGATGAGTATGCACGTCGATTGGTCACTTGTGCTTTGACCTACGGTCATTCGCATGTTCTTGTTGATTTTCCT